CAATAAGTGGGTTCCTGTCCGTCCTGATATGTGGCGTGACAAAATGGACTGCACAGTTGCCGTAGGTATTGGTAATGGTAATCGTGACCAACAGTTGATGCACCTGACTACAATGCTACAGTTTGCTGGCGATGCAATGCGCGGTGGACTTAACATTGTTAATGAAAAGAATCTGTATAACATGGGAGCCGCACTCATTAAGAACATGGGTTTCCAGAATATTGATGATTTCCTGACTAACCCGGATATGGCTCCTCCACAGCCTGATCCAGCAGAGCAGGAAAAGATGATGGAGATGCAGATTAAACAGCAGGAACTTCAGATCAAAGCCGCTGACCTACAGTTGAAACAGCAGAAACTTCAGCAGGAATCGGCTGAAGCCGCTGTTGATGCTCGGTTAAAGGCCGCTGAACTACAACTTGAAGCAGAACAAAATAGACCCATTGCTATAGGATAATACTATGCCCATTCAACGCTGTACATTGCCAAACGGCAAGAAAGGATACAGGACCGGAAAATCAGGAAAGTGTTACAGTAGTAGAGCAAAAGCGGAAAAACAGCAGAAAGCAATTTACGCTAATAAGAAAAAGATATGAGTAACGAACTAAGAGAGGAACACGCAAGACGCATCCTCAATGATAAGTTATTCGTAGAAGCGTTTGAAACGCTAGAAAAAAATTTACTGGATTCTTGGAAGTCTTCGGGAGTCAGTGAATTAGAGGCCAGAGAACAAATCTGGTTGTCATTAAGACTCCTTGAGCGGATACGTTTACATATAACTTCTATTGTGGAAACAGGAGATATGGCGAAGAAACTAAAGGAATACCACATATAGGAGATTATTATGGTGGATACGCAAACAGCCCCACAAATAGCAGGTGAACTACCCAAATCACCGGGTAGTATATCTGAAGCCCAAGATGCGATACTCGGACTCATGGACTCGTTAGAGGAACCGGAAGAGAAAGAGGAGGCATCGCCGTCTGAAGAAGTAACTGAAGACGCTTTAGAGGAAACAACTGATGAAATTGAAGAAGAGGTTGAAGAAACCGAAGACGAAATTTCTGAAGATGATGAATCTGAAGAATTCGATGAAGAAGAAGTTGAAGACGACTCGGAAGAGACAACTCTCTATACTGTAACAGTAGACGGAGAGGAACATGAAGTCACGGAAGAAGAACTCGTCAAAGGCTACTCCCGACAAGCGGATTATACAAGGAAAACTCAACAACTTGCAGAATATCGAAAGCAGATAGATCAGGTAGTAGAAAACTACAAGAACGAAACTGCTCAGACTCAGCAAGCCAGAGATCAGTACGTTAGTGCTGTCGCACAAGCAATCGAAACTAACTATTCACATTTAGCGCAATTCCAGAATGTTGATTGGGAAAGGCTTAAGATGGAAGATAGAGAGGAATATCTAACCAAGCGTGATGAATATCGTCAGGCTCAAGACCAGATTCAGTCTCTACAACAGTCTCAAGAGAAAGCCCAGCAGGAAGCGCAAGCAGAGGCTCAGAAAGAACATCAACGTATTGTTCAGGAAGAGCATCAAAAAATGGTGAGGCTTATCCCGCAGTGGGCAGAGGACGACAAACGGCAAGCAATGGCTAAAGCCGTATCGGAATTTGCTCTAAGCAAGGGATATACACAAGAAGAGTTAAGTCAACTTGTCGATCACAGATCAATCATTGTTCTGATGCAAGCCAAAGCATATGAAGATATGCAAAAGAAACAAAACACTGTAAGGTCTAAAAAAGTTAAAAACAAACCTAAAGTGGTTCGTGGAAAGGCTAAAACAGAAAAGGTTGATGCTGATAAAGTGAAGCGTACTAAACAAATGAAACGTCTACAGCAGACAGGAAGAGCAGAAGATGCCGCTAGTCTGTTTGAAGATTATGTAGAACTATAATAATAAAGGAGTCATTTTATGGCAATCGCAACAAATACTCGGACTACTTACGGTGCTATTGGTATCCGTGAAGACCTGAGTAATATCATTTATAATATTAGCCCAATGGATACGCCGTTTATTTCCAACATTGGAAAAGGATCGGCTGACAATACGCTATTTGAGTGGCAGACAGATTCTCTGACCGCCGCCGCCGCTAACCAGCAGTTGGAAGGTGACGATAGCATGAACGCTCTGGCGGTTTCTGAGCCAGTTCGTTTAACGAATTATTGTCAGATTTCGTACAAAGCGGTGCAAACGAGTGGGACGGCTGAGGCGGTGGATTTTGCTGGTCGTAAGTCATCTCAGGCTTACCAGTTGGCTAAACGCGCAAAAGAAATTAAGCGTGATATGGAAAAGATGCTACTGTCTAACGATGTGAAAGTCGCAGGTGCGGCTGGCACTGCTCGTAAGACGGCGGCTGTAATGTCTTGGCTAGGCACGACTTCAGCAGGAACATCGAACATTATTCTTGGTTCGGCTTCTCCTGTTGTTGGTGTTGTCAATAACGGTAGCAGTTCTCCTGCTGTCGGCCCGGATGGAACTACTGTTGCATCTTTCGGTACTTCGGCTGTCCTGACGATGGCGATGATTAATCTTGCTATGGAGCGTTGCTTCACCCTCGGTGGAGAGCCTTCAACGATTTTGGCTCCGGCTGATCTCAAGCAGAAGATTAGTGCGCTTGGCGGTTCTGTCATTGCTGATCTGGTTACTAACCATGATAAAGCAACTCAGGGAACTGCGGTCAACGCCGTTGATGTTCTTGTAACTGACTTTGGTACTCTGAAGATTGTACCCAGCCGCCTGATGTTGGCTGATATGCTATTCTTCGTTGACTATGATTTCTGGTCAGTTGATTACCTGCGTCCGTTCCAGACCGAAACTCTTGCCAAGACTGGTGACAGCATCAAGCAGTTGATGATTGCTGAATACGGTCTTCGTGCTAAGAATGGTTTGGCAAACGCCGCAGTCATCGGAGTCAAAGACGCTTAATGATTAAATACAATAACACTCCTAGTATTGTTGTTGAAGATAATGTGCTTTCACCTGCTTTATGTGAACACATAGTCAACCTTGCCGAAAATAAAGGGCTTGGTGATAATCTTATAAACCGTGATGGTAAGTATATCCAAGATGAAATAAGAACCAGTAAAGGTGCTTTTTTCAGTTACGGTGATAATGATGTGCTAGACGGTGTTGTTGAAGCGTTATCCGGTATGTGCGGTCTACCTCCTACCCGGTTGGAACCTGTGAGTATTCAAAGGTATCAGCCGGGTCAGGAGTATAAACCTCACTACGACGCTTTTCTTCCTGATGAAATGGGAGAAATGCCAAAGTCTTCAAAAGTTGAAGAAGGTGGGAATCGCTGTGTCACTATGATCGCGTACTTGAATGACGTACAAGATGGTGGTGGCACAGTTTTTCCTGTTTTGGGGCTTGCAATACAAGCAAAGCAGGGTAGGGTTCTTATGTTTGGTAATCTTGATGAAAACAAGATTCCTCATCCTGCATCATTGCATATGGGACTACCTCCAGAAAACGGAGACAAGTGGATTATAACCTTTTGGTTTCGGGAGAAAGATGTAATGGTAACTAAGAAAGAACTTAGAAAAGAATTAAACTCAAAAAAAGCCACTAGCGTAGATAAAAAGCCAGTGGACTCTAAACTCCACGCTAAGAATGTGCATAAAAAGTTTAAACAAATTGCCGCAGATAGGAGTGAGATGCCGTTATGAACTCTTCAGGATGGAACTATGACACTCCTACCTCACGACCTTGGAAACTAGATATTAATACTGACGGCACTGCAACTATTAATACCTATCAAGATGTACAGCCTATCATAGAAAAGAATAAGTTAGACTTAATTAACTATGGCGACAAACTTACATTCGGCAAAGCCTCTGGAAGACATACTGGTGGAGTTACAGTCGCGTCTATTCCCACAAATATCTGGGAAATATGGCTAAAAGAAACAAACGGTGCTATTGAAAAAGACGAAAAACTATTAGCAAAATATTTGAATGATCCTGACAACAAGTTTCTCAGGACTACACCTACGAGGATTTAATCATGTGGTTATATCAGCCTACGTTTTCTGGAAATGACCAGAAACCGATTATCAATAACAAAGTCTGGTTTAAGAGCAAGAATAGTTAATGGCTATTAATTCGTACTCAACTCTTCAGACGGCTGTGGCTAACTGGTTGGATAGAGATGATCTCTCTAGCCGGATACCGGAGTTTATTGCGCTGAATGAAGCAGTGTTTAATAGAGTTTTACGCATTAGACCGATGGAGACTATTGTAACTACTGCTACAGTTGGAGGAACAAAGGCTTATGATCTTCCCACTGGATATGTCCAGATGCGGGAGATACATTTAGATACAAGCCCTATTACCTCTGTGCAGTATATGACTCCAGAGATGCTGTATAGAATTTGGGCTGGCAGTTCCTCTGGCAAACCTAGTGCGTACAGTATAATTGGGGATAAGATTTATTTTGGTCCCACTCCAGATGCGGCTTATGATTATGTAATGACGTATTACAAAAAGTTTGATGCGCTTAGTGACGCAACTACAACTAACTGGGTTATACTTAACGCGCCTGATGTTTATTTGTATGGAACTCTACTACAGGCTGAACCATTCCTTATGAACGATCAACGTATCCCTATATGGGAGCGAGGATTGAGACAGGCTATTGCTGACTTACAGGAGCAGGATGACAAAGATAGACATTCTGGCTCTGAATTAAGGGTGATGAACACCTCTGGATATTATTAGGATATAAATTATGGGTATTGAATCTGGAAATTATATTACAAATTTAAATAGCGCAAATCCGCTATCAAGCGACAACGTAAGTGAAGGCGATGACCATTTACGTTTGCTTAAAAACGTATTAAAGAAAACTTTTCCAGCAGGTACAAATGATGCGGGACCAGATCAGGCTGTTCAGGTTATTATTACCAAGTCTTCAGCGCCTACTGTTAGCGGAAACGCCGCGCAATCAACAGGATTGGTCTGGCTAGACACCTCAAACAATCTATTAAAGATCAGAAACCAAGCAAATGATGCGTGGATTACTCTTGCGGTTGATCCAGAAACAAGCAACAGCGTAGATATTAATGCGGGAACTATTGATGGTGCTACTATCGGAGCGACATCAGCGTCTACAGGTAAGTTCAGCACTCTTAATGTGGCAGGAGATGGAGCCACAGTAACAGGAATCAAAGATGAAGATGACATGTCTTCCGATTCGGCTGTTAAACTTGCTACTCAACAGTCGATCAAAGCGTATGTTGATGCCCAAGTTACAGCGCAGGATTTGGACCTTATCTCTGACAGCGGCACTATCGACGTTGATCTTGATTCAGAAAGCCTTACTGTTAGCGGTGGCGAGGGTATTGATACTTCAGCGACAGGTACGACACTTACAATCGCGGCAGAAGAAGCAACATCGTCAAACAAAGGTGTAGCCTCATTCTCTACTGATAACTTTAGTGTGTCCTCTGGCGCGGTAACGATTAAAGACGAAGGCGTTTCTAATGCTGAGTTA